GGAGCTCTTTTCCGGGGCCCTGCGCGCGCTTGGCCCAAGGAAGTCTGGAACGGCAGCGAGTTCGTGTCGTACCAGGGCGCCGTGCCGAAGGACATCGACTGGGGCGACGAGATCGACGAAACCGAGGCGCAGCGCCTGATGGGCCAGCGGCCTCAGGGCGAGCAGCAGCCCGCCGCCCAGCAACCGGCCGAGCAGGGGGCCGCTTGATCCTCCTGTTCAAGTCGATCCAGGTTCGGGGGCACACCCGCCGCGATGGCGTCTACGTCTCGCCCCACGTCCGCAATGCCGACCGCTACGCCGACAAGGCCCACGCCGGCCAGTACCGCAAGGGCAAGCCCGGCGCCCCGCTGGTCCCCTACATCGAGCACCCGCGCGCCGTGGCCCGCATCCTGCACGACGAGGCCGGCATCACCGATCACGTCACCCTGCAGGCCGCCCTGCTGCATGACACGATGGAGGACACGGGTGCCACGCACGCGAACCTCGTCGCGGAGTTTGGGCACGACGTCGCCGATCTGGTGGCCGAGCTGACCAACCCGGCGGACTTCGGTCCTGGCGGCAAGGCCGCATGGCAGGCCGCCCACGCGGCGAAGATGAGCCCGCGCGCGGCCGCTGTGAAGATGGCCGACAAGACGGCGAACCTGCGCGACCTGGTGGCGTCGCCGCCGGATTGGGACGCAGCCCGCAAGCGCAAGTATTTCGACGACGCGCGCCAAGTGGTGCAGTCCATGGGCGCCAAGCATCCGGTGCTGGAACGTCTGTTTTCTACAACGTACCTCACGGGGCTGGACAAGCTCTGATCGTTTTGGGTTAGAATTCAACCATTCCGACGACGCTTGCAGGCCGGGCTGGGAATCAAACCGGGAACACGTCTGCTGGGCCAGTTGAGCCCCTTACCGTAGGAGACTGCGGGGAAATCAGCAGAACCCAGCGATGGGAGCCGCCCCTATACGCCTTGCGCGAATTCAGGGTGCGCCGGATGGGCAACCGGCCTTGATGCCTGGCTTTGTAAACCAGGGCCATCAAGTGTGATGATTGGCACACAGAGAGACGGTTTCAGCTCCGACCACTAGGTTGCCCGGGAAGCACGTCGGCGCCAGCCAGTCATCACGCTTGATGGTTTGGGTCGGGGGTTCCTGGCCGCTATCAACGAGCACGGGTAGCAGTTTGTGTGGGTCTGCCCCGATAAATGCAAACCACAGGTCGACCCACCCACGGGAGACGCCTCGGAAAGACGAGGACCATCACATCAGCGGCGGCGCTGAAGGAAACGCCTGAACATTAGGCCAGCACAAGAGGTACAGCCGACCAGCGGCCAGGGCCAGGAGTGAGCGGGCGGGGGAAAGTGGGCGGTTGGTCCGGCCTGCGGCCCGTTGTTACCCCGCGTGGAGCCGGTATCAAGCCCGGCCCGCTGATGTGATGGTGTGCAAGAGCCGTTGGCCTCGGGGTAAGTCGATTGAACCTGGGCCTGTTTTGGCGGCGTCGGGATCGACACTGGCGCATTGCGTTGGGCTTCGAGCGCTGCACCATCAACCTCCTCCCTGAGTGGCTTCGGCCGCTTTTCAACCCGCCTCGTGCGGGTTTCTTTTTGTCGTGACGCCACACTGGGGGCCGCCCGCAAGGGCATGGTTGGGTGTCGACCGCAGCGGATCCTCGGGATGTAAGGGCCGCAGTCTGGTACGGGCGTGCCGTTTCATGGGTGGGCGGCGTCTCCTGGTGGTGTCTTCGGGCACCGCTCGCCTGGGGCCAGACCGATACCGCGCGTCAGGCGGCGAAGGCCGGGGTGGGAGACCGCCCCGGCTTTTTGTCGTGATGGCACCATGCGAGCATGGGCCTATTCATCGACATCATCGACCTCGACGAGCCGCGCACGAACGCCGCGCTGGAGTACCTGTGCAAGGCCGGGCACGACCACGACGACGGTATCTGGGCGCCGATGGACAGCCCGCTGATCGCCCGCCTGGTCGAGCTGTTCACCCAGCGCGGCCTGGCGCGCCTCGATGCGTTCCGCACTGAGCTGCTGGCGTGGACAGAAGGCCACCGGCACACGGCCGGTGAGCGCATCGCCCGACCGGCTGGCGTCATGGAGCGCTGGAACGAGGCCGAGAAGTCGCTGGTCAAGCTGTACCTGGAGCACCTGCCGCCGGCCGAGTGGACGCTCGACGACCACATGCTGGCGGTGGACTACCTGGCGCAGCGCTACCTGCCGCCCGAGGACATGCGCACCGAGGCCGAATGGCTGTCGGCGCGGTCGAGCATCATGGGTCGCGTGCAGGCCGCCATGAGCGAGGTTGACGCCAAGCAGGCCGACGCCATGATCATGGCGATGCCTGGCACCACCGAGGCGGTCGCGGCCGCATTCGGCGCCACCCAGGCCCAGCGTGCGATGATGGACTTTGCCGCCCAGCGCTGCGCCGAGAACGTGCGTCACCTGGCCGAGAGCGCGCGGCACGCCATGCGTGGCGTCATCGCCGAGCACGTCACCCAGCGCGCGCTGGGCGTGCAGGGCCCTGGCTCGTCGCTGGAGACCAAGCTGCTCGACGCCTTCGGCACGCTCAACCGCGATTGGCGGCGCATCGCCGTCACCGAAGCGGGCGAAGCCCAGACCCAGGGCTACATCTCCAGCCTGCCGGCCGGCACCAAGGTGAAGCGCGTCGAGCAGTACCGGAACGCCTGCGCGTTCTGCCGCAAGATCGACGGCATGGTCGTCACCGTGGTGGACCCGGGCATGGTGCACAAGGACCCCGACACTCAAATTTGGGCGGGGAAGAACAACATCGGGCGCAGCGCCAGCCCGCGCAAGCGCGTGGGCAACGCCTTCGTCGAGCGCGAGGCGGACGAAATGTGGACCGTGCCTGCCGGGCTGGTGCACCCGCATTGCCGGGGGCGTTGGGTGCCCACCGTCACCGACCGGCCAGGTGACAGCGCCGAGTTCGGCGACTGGATCCGCGCCCAGCTCGCCCAGGGCGAGAAAGACCGCGAATGATCATCCTCCTGAAATCCCATCCGGCCACCCGCACCATGATCGGCGGCGACCCGACGCCCGAGCAGGCGAAGTCCGGCGACTACCCCAAGCTGCGCCAGGACTGGCACGGCCTGACCATTGCCATCGAGCATCCCGAGGGCACGGTGCGCGAGGGCGTCGACGAGACCGGCAAGGCTTGGCGCACGGTGTTTCGCTACGCCTACGGCGAGATCCTGGGCACGCTTGGAGTGGATGGTGACCCGGTGGACGTGTTCATTGGCAGCTACCCGGACGCGCCCGAGGTTTACGTCGTGCAGCAGATGAAGCGCAAACAGTGGGACACGCCCGACGAGCAGAAGTGCATGATCAACTTCGCCAGCATGGACGAGGCCCGCGACGCCTACCTGGAGCACTACGACGATCCGCGATTCTTCGGCGGCATCACGGCTATGCCGGTGGCCGAGTTCATCGCCAAGGTTCGCGCCACGCGCAACGCGCCGGCCATGATCAAGGCCCAGCCCGCCGTCGTGCTGTTCTTCAAGGGCTACGTCGGCCCGTACCTGCGCGGCGGCCGGATCGTCAACGCGCGCGGCTACCACGGGCGGGCGGCCCACGGCACGCCTGGCGGTCCCGGGCAGATGAGCCTGTTCGGCGGTGCCAGCAGCGGCAAGCCGATGGGGCCGAGCCCGTATGCCGGCAAGGACCCGGTGAAGGACACTCGTGACCTGTTCGGGGGCGAGAGCGCGGGCCCTGCGCCGCCCGGCGAGCACGACCACCTGCTGGCTGACATCCCGGGCGCGAAATGGCGACGCGGCAAGGGGCTGATCAGTGGGCACTACGGCGTCGAGGTCAACGGCGAGGTGCTGGGGAACTACCACGCCAAGCCCGAGGATGCGGTCAACGCTGCCAGCCAGTCGCTGCAGACACGTGCAACCCACGATAAGGCGGCTGCTGACCACGCTGGGGCGGTGAGCAATCTGCGCGATCGCCTGCTGTCTGGCGGCGAGGCCTCGGACGCCGACCTCAAGCTGCTCGGTCTGCGCGATGGCTCGGCTGGGCTGGAGTGGTTCATCCCTGCGGCCGCAAAGGTGTTCGGCATCAGCTCGCGCGCAGTGCGGCCGCACATCGCCGACCTGATCCGCGTTGGCCACACCGACATGGGGGCCAAAAAGGAATTCGTCGCACCCAAGAAGGCGCTCCAGGCAATTGCAGCCAGCATTACGGCGCCGCCGGCATCGTGACAGCACAATCGGCACCAGTCCCGCCACTGGTGCCGCCGCATGCTCGTTTTCTTCACGAAATCCCAACTCGCCCTGTTCGACGCCCCGGTGCACGTGGCTGCCCACGTCCGCAAGGACGGCACTGTCGTGCAGCCCCACGTCCGCATCCAGAAGCTGGCGGTCAAGCAGCATTCGCTGTTCGGCGGCCACCACGCCGCGCCTGAGCCGGCAAAGCGGCGCAGCAAGCTCGACACGTTCCTGGGGCGCTACGGCGGCCCGGCCGGCATGGCGAAGATCCTGGCTGGCCTACCCGAGGGGCAACAGCAGCAGCTGATCGCCAAGATGGCCGAGGTGGGCAAGACCACGCCCGAGGCGGTATGGGCGATGCTGGGCGCGGCGCCCAAGCCGGCCCAGGCCGAGCCCGCAGCCGAGAAGCAGGCCGACCTGTTCAGCCA